ATAAACAGGCAGGTTAATTTATGATTTGATGAACAATGGGTTTACACATACCTACCCCTTTGTTTTGAAAAAAAGAGTTGACAATATTTTATGAAAAATTTTATACCAAAAAAAACGAGCATGTTGTAAACCCCATGTTAGTTTCTGATAAATACAATGAGATAAAAAAGAAGTTGACACCTGATGTCATGGCTAATCTATCTGGTACTGAGAGAGATGAGATATCTTCTATGTTATCTGCATTGGAGACTGAGGTTAGGCGTGAAAAAACACATGATTCCTTTTTAGCTTTCGCTAAAGAGGTTTGGGAACCATTTATATGTGGTAGACATCATGAGAAGATGGCTGATGCGTTTGAGAGAGTCGCTAAAGGCGATTTAAAGAGACTTATGATAAACATGCCCCCTCGTATGGGTAAGTCTCAATTAACCTCGTGGTTGCTCCCTGCGTGGATTATGGGGCGTTCTCCTGAGAAGAAGATCATTATGGCATCTCACACTGCCGAACTTGCCTTGCGTTTTGGTCGTATGGTGAGAAACCTGATTGGAAGTGAAGAGTTTACTAATCTATTTCCTAAAGTGTCTCTTACAGCAGACTCAAAAGCAGCTGGTCGTTTCGATGTGTCTGGTGGTGGCGAATACTTCTCAGTTGGTGTCGGTGGTGCAGTAACTGGTCGTGGTGCGGATCTACTTGTTATTGATGATCCTCATTCCGAACAGCAGGGACAGCAAGCTGATCCTAAAATCTTTGACAGCACATTCGATTGGTTTACATCGGGTCCCAGACAGCGTTTACAACCCGGTGGTGCAATCATCATCGTAATGACTCGCTGGAGCATGAAAGACTTATGTGGTCACATTATGCGTGACAGTCTCATGCGCGAAGGTTCGGATGAGTGGGAAGTCATTGAATTCCCTGCTATTTTACCATCTGGCAATAGTCTTTGGCAAGAATTTTGGCCCATAGAAGAACTAGAAAAGATCAAAGCAACACTGCCTATTAGTAAGTGGGAAGCTCAGTATCAACAGAAACCTACATCAGAAGAAAGCGCAATAATCAAGCGTGAGTGGTGGAAAAAATGGGAACACAATAACCCTCCTGCTGTTTCTTTTATTATTCAATCATGGGATACAGCATTTTTAAAACATGAACAAGCAGACTATTCAGCTTGCACAACATGGGGTGTTTTTTATGCTGATAATGAAGAAGGGTATTCAGCACCTCAGATTATATTGCTTGATGCAATACAAGAACGATTAGAGTTTCCTGAGTTGAAGGCAAGAGCTTTAGAGATGTATAAATATTGGAATCCAGATAGTTGTGTTATAGAAGCAAAAGCAGCTGGTGCTCCATTAGTACAAGAGCTAAGAAGGGCAGGGATCTTAGTAACTGAGTACACTCCGACTCGTGGCAATGATAAAATATCAAGAGTTAATGCTGTTTCTGATTTTTTTGCATCAGGTGTAGTATGGTGTCCTCAAACTAGATGGGCAGAAGAAGTTGTAGAACAATTTGCAGCTTTTCCTGTTGGAGATCATGATGATTTGGTAGACTCAGCTACACAAGCTTTGTTAAGGTTTAGGCAAGGTGGATTTATTTCACTTGATCATGATGAAGAAATGGGTAGTGATGTACCAGTTATTGCTAACTATTATTAAGTTGTTTACACTATAACATTCTACAGGAAAATATATGGCTGTTGATAAAGCACTTACAGGTTTAGAAATGTCAGACATGCAACAACGCATGAAAGACAATGAAGAAACAGTAGAAATTAGCATTGAGAATCCAGATTCAGTTGCTATTGAAACTGAAGATGGTGGACTGCTGATTGATTTTGATCCAGATTCTATGAATCAAGAAGAAGAATTTGGTTCAAACTTAGCTGAATTTGTAGGTGAAGATGTTTTATCTGCATTAGGTACTGAGTTAGTTAGTGCATATGAAAGTGATAAATCTTCTCGTAAGGATTGGGAAAAGTCTTACATGAAAGGTTTAGAGCAACTTGGTCTAAAAGCTGAAGATCGCACAACACCATGGCCCGGAGCTTGCGGTGTTCATCATCCTTTACTGTCTGAAGCAGTAGTACGATTCCAATCTCAAGCAATTACAGAGATATTTCCTGCATCAGGACCTGCAAAAACTAAAATTGTAGGCAAAATTACTCCAGAAAAAGAAAAACAATCACACAGAATTCAAGATTATATGAATTATTTGCTTACTGATCGCATGACAGAGTACAGAAGCGAGATGGAAAGGCTTTTATTTTCTCTTCCTTTAGCAGGAAGCGCATTTAAAAAGATTTATTATGATCAATCTATGCAAAGACCTTGTGCAATGTTTATCCCATCAGAGGATATGGTTGTTTATAATGGTGCTACAGACATAACATCAGTAACAAGGCTTACTCATGTAATGAGAAAAAGCAAAAATGAGATTAGAAAACTACAAGTCAATGGTTTTTATCGTGATATTGAGTTAATTAGTTATGATTTAGACTTAGATGATGTAAGAGAGAAGTATGGAGACCTAACTGGAGATAAAATTTCTAAATCTAGCTCAGGTGGAACATATTTATCAGGAGATTCTGTTCACACTTTGCTTGAAATGCATGTAGAACTAGACTTAGATGGCTTTGAAGATGAAAAAGATGGAGAAGCTACAGGTATTGCACTGCCTTATGTGGTTACTGTAGATAGAGATACCTCAGCAATTCTTTCTATACGAAGAAATTGGTTTGAAGATGATGAAGAACACATGAGAAGAGATCATTTTGTTCATTATGAGTATTTACCCGGTTTAGGATTCTATGGTTTAGGTTTAATACACCTAATTGGTGGCTTAGTTAAGTCTGCAACAAGTTTGCTTAGGCAATTAGTTGATGCAGGTACACTTGCTAACTTACCCGGTGGCTTAAAGACTAGAGGCATGAGAGTTAAAGGTGATGATACACCTATTATGCCCGGTGAATTTAGAGATGTAGACGTTCCGGGTGGAACAATCAGAGAAAATATTTCATTCTTGCCACACAAAGAGCCATCGCCTACATTATTTCAGTTACTAGGCAATATAGTTGAAGAAGGTAGAAGGTTTGCTGCTATTACTGATGTAAAAGCATCAGATATGAACTCACAAGCACCAGTAGGAACTACTTTAGCTATCCTAGAAAAGAATATGAAAGTAATGTCTGCAATACAATCTAGATTGCATGCATCATTGAAAAAAGAATTATCTATATTGGTAAATGTAATTAAAGACTTCGGTCCTACATCATATCCATATGAATTAGATGGTGATGAAAAGGATAGCTTAGAACAAGATTTTGATGAAAGAGTAGATGTAATACCTGTTTCTAATCCAAATGCTGCTACTATGGGGCAAAGAATAATGCAGTATCAATCAGCACTACAACTTTCTGCACAAGCACCACAGTTATATGATATGCCTACTTTACATAGGCAAATGTTAGAGGTATTAGGTATAAATGATGTAGAACAAATAGTGCCAATGACTGATGAAATTAAACCTAAAGATCCAGTTCAAGAGAATATGGATATACTTAATGGTAAACCAGTTAAAGCATTTGAGTATCAAGATCATGATGCTCATATCAAAGCACATATGACAATAATGCAAGATCCTGAAATGATACAAATGATGGAATCATCTCCAATGGCACAATCAATACAAGGTGCATTCCAAGCTCATATAACAGAACACTTAGCATTTAAGTATCGTAAGGAAATAGAACAAGAGCTAGGTATTGAGTTACCTCCATTAGGTATGGAGTTACCTCCTGAAATAGAAAATAGATTATCAGCACTAATAGCTGAAGCATCTGAACAATTACTTGGTAAGCAACAACAAGAACAGCAACAACAAATGAATGAACAAGCTATGCAAGATCCTGTAGTTCAAATGCAAAGAGAAGAAATAGAAATAGAAAAACAAAAAGCACAATCTAAAGCTCAAACTGATCAAGCTAAATTATTGCTTGATGCTAAAAAAGAAGAAATGAGAAATGAGTTAGAAAGATTAAAAATTGAAACTAATGAAAGAATAGAAGGTGCTAAAATTGGTGCTAAGATTGCTGAAAGACAAGCTGACTTAAATGTAAAAGAACAAAAAATTTCAGCAGATCAAGAAACAAAAGGCGCAGAGATTGGAAGTAGAATCGCAGATCAATTATTAAAAGGCGATAATAATGGTTGACACAAGATTTGCTGATTTGCTAATCTCTCGTTTAAACGAGACAGAAACTTTATTGCAAGAAAGTATTTTATCAGGATCAGTAAAAAATTTTGAAGAATACAATTTGAATAGAGGTAAACTCGAAGGAATAAAACTAGCAAAACGAGATATACAAGAAATAATGGATCAAGTTTTGATAGAAGATTAGGTTTCGCCCGAAGGGTGCAAGGAGTTCTCCACTTCTCCTTTTAAGTGGTGCAATGAGGACATCGAAGATGGCATTAGCAGAAGCTACTGATATAAAAAGCAAGAAAGGACTACAGTTACCAGTTCCTACTGGTTACAGAATTTTAATAGGATTACCTGATGTTGAAGAAAAAACAGATGGTGGAATATTAAAGGCATCACAAACATTAGAAAATGAACATGTAGCTTCTATTGTTGGTTTTGTTATAGATATGGGTCCTGACTGCTATAAAGATAAACAAAGATTCCCTGATGGTGCTTGGTGTAAGGAAGGTGATTTTATAATCATGAGAGCTTACAGTGGCACTAGATTTAAGATTCATGGAAAAGAGTTTAGACTTATCAATGACGATACTGTTGAAGCTGTGGTAGATGATCCGAGAGGAATTACTCGTGGATAATCAAGAAGCACAAATTCTGCCTGATGAAGCAGATGTAATGAAAGTCGATAGCGATATTGATTTAGAAATAGTCGATGATCGACCAGAAGAAGATCAAAGACCTCCTAGACAAGCTACTGATGATGATAACTTTGACATCAATGAAGAAATTGATGGTGTAGATGATCGTGTTAAAAAACGTATTAATCGTTTGAAATACGAATATCATGAGCAAAGAAGAGCTAAAGAAGAAAACGAAAGAATTCGTGATGAAGCTGTTCAATATGCTAAAAAGATTCAAGAAGAGAACGCTAAGTTATCAGATATTGTTAATCGCAGTGAAGAAGCTTTAATTAAAAGTGTGTCTACTAAAGCTGATGCTGAAATAGAAGCAGCCAAACAAGCTTACAAAAAAGCTTATGATGAAGGCGATTCTGAAGCATTAGTAAAAGCACAAGAGCAATTAACTAGAGCGCAGACTGACAAAACATATTTAAATAATTATCAACCTCAACCACAAAAAGTTGAGCCAGCACAGTCTTTTGATGAGCAAACACCTAATGTTGATCAAAAAACTAAAGATTGGATGGCAAAAAATGTATGGTTCGGTAGTCCCGGTTATGAAAAGATTACTGGATTTACTCTTGGTATTCATGAAGATTTAAAAAATAAAGGTATAACTTCAGCAGATAATGTTTATTTTGAAACAATTAACTCTGAATTAAACCAAACTTTTCCGCAAGTTTTCGGTGCACAAAACACAGAAAGTACTGCGCAACCTAGAAAAAGAACTAACACGGTAGTAGCCTCAGCACAAAGAGATGGCAAAAATCCGCGCAAAATACAGCTTACACAGACTCAATTAAAACTCGCTAAAAGATTGGGAATAACCCCTTTAGACTATGCCAAACAAATTGCTAAGGAGAAAAAACGTGGCTGATATTAAACAAAACCAAAAAGAAGAGCGCAAATCTCGTGACTTGGAAACAAGAAACGAAACAACAAGAACTGAAACTTGGACACCTCCTCCACTGTTACCAGATCCAACTCCACAACAAGGTTGGGCATTTAGATGGATTAGAACAAGTATGGTCGGCAAAGCTGACAATACTAATGTTTCTATGAGATTTAGAGA